TGGAGCCATTTGCATCAAAGATGGCACGATGAATCACGACTCTGCGATCAATATAATCATAATCTAAAAACAGTTTGACAATATCTGTATCGATGGCGCTCAATGTAATATCAACAGTTTCGATCTTTAGGTCCTCTTCTTCGGTCAGATCGGAGATCGCTAGTAGGGTTCCGATTGATTCATAAGTTCGACCATCCCATGTTACGGGAATAGGACCATCTGTTAGATAAACTGGTGTAGGTCCAATATCCAAGAACTGTAGTAGATTTATGATTGCAAACTGGCGTTTCGCCAGTTCTGCCTTAGAGGAACTATCTAATCCGCGGCTCATGTCATTGCCTCTACAAACTTCACTGATACACGATATAATCCTGCAGAATCTACTGTGACTTCAAAAGAATCGTCCACGATATATGCCTTCATTGGTATATAATCGAGCCGTGGACTTGGTGATGGATGAATCGTATAATCCACATCAAGACCAATATGGTAGCCATTCTGATCTTGGAGCAGTGGTGGTTCTATTTTAAATAACATTCTGCCATAATCGTCAGCCGGCTCCCAATCGATTATACGATGCAGTTTTGCGCCTTCTCCAAGAAGAAAGTAAAGTCCACGGCCGTTTGTACTCATCCTATAGTTTGGTGCAAAACCGTCCATGACTATTTCATTACTTCCAGCATTGCCGGTAGGCGATTGAATAATACCTGTTCTTGGCGCTAGTGGATACAGATCGTTGAACTGCATTTCTTGATATTGCATCACTTCTTTTGGAATAAAGATTTGCATTGCCAGACCTGCACCATGACACAACTCATATGCATCGATCAGACGAGAGGCATGAGTGGCGCGCATTGGCGCATAACTGTATTCAAATGTCATTCTATGTGAGCCAGTGGAAACACGTGTTTGTTTCTGTGAACGTGATGTTGTCGTTAATACAGGACGTTCTAGGGTCACACGAACATCACGGGGTCTTACCTGCACAGGCCAGTTACGATTGTACCAAATGTCATACTCGTTGTCATATACCTTGGCAGATAGGTCTCTGGCAGCAGCACCACGCCAGCCACCACTATTATCGCCTAGTACGCCTGTATACACCCCATCCAAGATGCCACTGCCACTCCAGAACTCTTGGTCCGCTTGGGTGATGTCACTGGTGGCACTATTACCAGGATATCCACTTTGGTCTGCATTTGTTCTCGCTAGTATGATTGGTGGTGAATATGTGGCAGCGTCTTCCACGAGACCAAGTACGCCGATCTGACTATAATCATGTCCAAGATCATAGTTCCAACCACCTGTAACCGGAGTACCTTGTCCATCAGGTCGCGCAACCCCAACGACCGATGTTACTACTCCACCTACGACTGTTACATCAAAATGTGCACGTGCGAGTTCGGTATACCGAATATCAGTTAATGGATCCCCCCAACTTGTGGGATCTGGGTCACTTGGCACGCTATTATATAGTCCATTTGGAGAGAGTACAGGCTGCCACTGTACATTATCGTATATGGCTAGAAAACTTGGACGAAAGTTATCATTATCGATTGGATTATTTTCATCGTCATCGGTCAATCCACCAGATTTTATACCACCAATGACTCCAGCAGTATTGGTCATCTCTGCTGCAAAGTTGGATCTCATCATCGTATTATCGAATCCAAGCCATGTCCTTTGCTGGTAGGTCTTTTGATTTTCTGGTGGATAATAGTTACCTGGTAGAATCACTACGTCAGTGTTGGCCAAGATGGTAGCCGCGTCACCAGCAGTATTACCGTTGTGGAATATCAAACTCCAGTTATCATCTTTCCAGTATTCTGATTGGTTCATTTTCCAACGGCTGTTTACAGTTTGAAATACCAGTGCATCGTAAGTGAGTGGCCACCATGCTGAAATAACCTGGTCCCAGTATTCGATAACCTTTTCAGTTATTTCCTGGGCAGTGTACCCGTTGGGATTACGTTGTGAATCACCTGCTAATCCTGATTCTGTGATTGCACGTAGCATACTAGTTCGTGCTGCAAGAAACGGGTATTTTTCGATTACGTCATATCTACTTCTTCCAGTTCCACCACATGTTAGTGTGAACGTATCCTCTAAATATTCTATCATTGACATTCTGTGTATTCTCCTTTTTCTATCCTATCGGACCTTGCGCCCCACGGCGTTGATAGGCTTCTTGTATTACGCCTGTGATGACTCTCTTATTTTCTAACAAGAACTGTACACCTGTTTGCGTATCTACTGCATTGAGTGTAAAGTTTACCGTTAAATCTCCACCGTTATTATTTAACTGATCATTGGGAACCACATTTCCGGCTTGTCCTGGCATAAACAGTTCTGGACCACGTTCACCAACTAAGATTGGCTTTCTACCTGCAACGGCAGTATTACCACCATCTGCAAACATACCACCTAAGAGTCCACCAATACCGGCTAGTAGACCAAAGCCTGGTATAAGTGTACTCATACCCATACCACCAAATATTGAGCCAAGTAGACCGCCACCACCAAGCATACCACCGCCGCCTAATCCACCTAAACTTTGACCAAGTATTTTACTTCTAATAAATGCTTGTATTAGCGTAGATATGATCATTTTTAAACTATCCATGGCGATATCTTTTAGAGACTTGAATCCATCACCCAATCCTAGAATAGTATCAGCGAATGAATCTGATACTCTGCCGATCATTGAATCTAATCCATCTTTAATAGTTTGTATAGGATCGAACAAGTTAGTGAGTGCTTCTTCAGCGGCTGGCGTTGATTTTGTGGCTATCTCGTTCATCTTTTCGTTTGTTTCGCCCAAGTCTGCGTTGAGGTCTTTTTGATTACGTGCTGTTCTTAATATGGCATCATCATATTGCGTTGTTGCCACTTTTAGTAGGTCTGATTCTTTTCTATTTTTTATTACACGTTCTGCTAGTGCGTCCATTGCAGGCGTTACATATCCTTTTATTTCTACTCCTAGTGCTCGGGCTTTTTCAGTTAAAAACTCCATGCCTTGTGAAATACGGTCAGTGCCAAATATTTCGTTGTAGTCTACACCATCAGTTAATGATGGTAAATCCTTGAATGCATTTGCGAAACTTTCCGTAAATGTATATCCAACATCTTCACCTGCTTTAGCAATAGCGCCAGAGAAGTCACCTGCAAGACCAAGTTTTATTGCTTCACCAAGATTACCAAACTTCTTTCCTACCGCGTTAACTAGATCACTGGCTAGAATGATAATACTGTCAAATGCAGCAGAGAAGAACGCAGGTATATTTTTTGCTACCGCGATAATAGTCTCTCCAGCAGCGATGAAACTGTTTATTAGGAAGTTTGATACACGTTTAACACCTATGGCTATACCGTCAAATGCCCAAAAGAACCAGTTACGCATATTTTTGGTAATACCTTCGATCCGATCGAAGAAACCACCGAATAGAGTCGTTTTAACATATTGAACAAACGTGCCCACATATTCACCCATAAGTTGGAATGCTGCACGGAAAAACTCACTCATTGTTCCTGTTACACCACTTACTTCTACGATACTATTACGTATTGAATACAGATATCCAATGGCAGTAACAAGTCCTGTAGCCAACATACCCCAGGGACCTAATAACAGTGGACCTACACGTGCCATTATTGTTCCTATGGCGGTGAGTGATGATCCTAGTATGGGTATTCGTGTTACAGCGCCAGCGAGAACTTTACCAAATGTTCCAAACATACCACTTAATGACTGTGTTGCCTTAACGGCGCTGGACATTTTAGTGGCCAAGTTTACGAAACTATTTGCGAATCTTAATCCTAAATATGCAAGAGCGGCATTTCTTACTAGGTCTATATTATCGGCTATTAGTTTTATTCCACCGGCAGCACCACGGACTGCTTCGCCAAGTCCTACACCCAGCGATTTTGTTAGTGACTCATTGTTTCTGAGTAGATTGGAAGTATCATCGACCACTTCTTTTAGGGCTGGTGCTAGTTCTTCCATAATGGTAACACTGGTTTCAAATAGTGCACCTTGAAGATCTGAGAATGATTTATTTAATGTGTCAGCATTATCTGCAGCAGCAGTACCAAAACGGCCACCTTCTTCACCTAGTGTTCGCAGTTTGTTAACTAAGTCACTACTGCTTTCGGCTACTATGTCTTGTTGACCTGCAATCTTTGCTACAAACTGGTCATTTTCTTTGGATACTTTGATACCAAACTCTTTTAATCTTTCAAACTCGCCGGTTAGGCCATCCGCTACTGCTTCTGCAAGTTGAGTAAATGTTTTTTGATTTGCTGTTGCGATATTAGAGAATGCTGTTAAACTTGCACTCGAACTATCAATACCATTTCTTTGTAGGATAGTAAATGCTTGTGTGATATCATTCAAGTCTGTTGGAAGAGTGTTTGCCAATCCCTGCAGTCTTTTTAGTTCAGCATTGGCTTTTTTCTGTGATCCAAGATATGTAGTTAATACTGCACGATACTTTTCAAATGCCGAGTATTGTGATACAATGCCTCTCACCACTTGACCTGTTGCAAGCGCAGTTAGGGCTGCACCTGCTGTTTTTAAGGATGTAGATACGGACTTTGCGGCCTTATCTATATTTCGGAGTTGTCGGCTTGCTCTGTCGTTGAGTTGTACCGTTACCTGAATGTCCGCCATCTTTATTTTGCTCCTCGTAGAATGCTAGCCAATAGGCCAGTTCGTTATAGTCCATTTCGAAAACGGTTTCTATACTACAACCTCTCCTATCGGCTACATAAAAGAAGGTCCATAACTGCCTATCGGCTTTTAGTTTTTTGCCGCTTCTTCTACTCCAATGGTATCATCATCTTCATCTTGGTTAAGACCGTTAACAATCTTTACGATCATATTTGGATCAACGCCATTCATTAGTTCTGCTTTTTGATGTTCGTTGAATACACGCTTGCCGTCTTTATCAAGACAACGATTGATAATCATTTGCACCAGTGCTTCACCAGTTTTGCCGGCATTCTGCAACTCCAAGATTTTACTCTCGTTTTTAAAGTTAGTTCCTGCACGATAATAGAATGTGTGGTCCCACTCTTCAATGTAGAATGATTTCATTTCGCCATTCATAATGCCAGCGAAATGTGATTTTGCTTTGGAGATTAGTTCTTTACTCATAGTGTTTCCTTTTTGCTACTTAAAGTATTTTTTAGACTTTGATCGTCTTATCAGTTTATTTATAGCAGGCACAGTTATGCCATCTGGGGCTTGACGACTGTGACCCTCTTCTAGTGGAACAATATATTCTGTTCTATTTGAACTGCCACTGGCAGTCTTCCGCCATTTACGTCTAGCGTGACCAGTATCAATGGGTGTAAATGCCACAAGATCATCGTGAAGATCATCACGCATCTTGCGTAATCCTCTTTCAACGGTCTTGCTTAGTGGCAGTCCACGTGTTTTGATACTGGTCTTGATCATTATGGTGCTACTTGCTCGACAACTGGACCTGTACCAATAACAGTAACCGCTGCTTCAACCATACCATCAACTGATGATGAGATTGTGCGACCTGTGATTAGTGCTGGGCCTTGGAAGCCTAGTTCGTGCTGATCATCACCTACTGGCCAGAAGTGAATCGTTACTTCTGTAGAGCCAGGAACTAGTAATGCGTTTGCATCCTGTTGTCCATCTGGTGTTGTATCATCATCTTTTGTGGTCCAAAAGATATCGACTGAACCACTCCATGATTTAAAGGTTGGTAAGTTTGTTCTGTATGCAACGCCACCGACATTCATAGTAGTAGCATCAATAGTTTCTTGAGTTTCTTCGAATGAAAAACTTCTGATTGACGCAACTGCTGTGGATCCGATATACACGATGCCAGTTGAACCGCTGTGTAGTTTATTTACATCTGCCATTTCTGGTCTCCTTGTTATGTATTTCCACGAGCATAAGTGTATTGTACACCTATACTCAGAGTTTGTGATACGGTGGGATACCCAGTTTCCTGCATATCCCCTATTTCTAATAGTTCTGTTAGTTGTGCTACTCCACCACGGGTTCTATCCAGTTCCATCTGTGCTTCAATCTTCGAAATGATATCAGCAAGTTGTGCCTGAGTTTTCTCCGTACGATTCTTACCATCTACATGAACAGTTATTGCTATAGTCAGAGTAGATAATCTCCACTCCATGGCAATATCTTCTTTAGATTCATCTGTTATTTCCACTTGCACAAATGGAAATGCTGTTCTGGCAAGTCTGGCAAAGTCTTCCGGTCTCGTTGATATTTTACCCAACTTGGGTGTACGAATCTGTTTCAAACCATCAACTATATTTTGTAATATGAGTTTACGTACAGAGTTCATCGTACAAGTCTTCCCGCGTCAACATAATCTATTTCAGATGTAGCATATACACCGTCATCATTACGATCATATGAGATACCAGCAGCGGCTGCTGCTAGGAACTCTTCTTGATAACGTTCTTTATAGAATAACATTTGTCTTTGGAAAGTATCATCTTCTTGGAAGTTAGAAAGCAATGGCAAGATGTAATAAGCAAGTGTGTAATACACAGTTGTCATTCTCCATTCACTGGCGTTCAATAGATCAGGATCATATTGTTCAGGATCATTATCTACGTTCCACCACTCTGTTTTGATACGGCGAGCCACATCAGAACTTCCACGGTCTAGTTCACCGGTGAATGTATCCATACCGTGATTAAAGATATCTGGTATGATTGTTTCTAAATCTGCGTCTGTTGCGAATACCGCCATTGCTTTCTCCTACTGGACTATTATATTGCGTCGTTGATTAGAACACCACGTGTTGCGTCTACAACACCAACACCTGCGTGTAATGAACTTACGATGTCAAAGCCTACTGCTGCTGCACGGCGTTCGATTTCTAAGTCAACATTTTTCTGCATTGCAATACGCATTGCGTCTGCACCGAAGATTGCACACTGTGTGCCAGTTGCGCCTGTGTTTGTGTCATTCAAGTATGAACTTACAAACATGTTAACGCCAGCGACTTTACCTACAAAGCCATTACGCATTGCTTCAGTTTGGAAATCACCACCTGCGTATGCTGTTGATCCGATTGCATTCATTAATGCTGCATATGAACCTGTTGATACGATACCAGTTAACTGGCCTGTTTCACCTGCACCGCGGATAGTTGCGATTGCTTTGAAGATTTCTTCTAGATCAAGTGTACTAGTTGCTTCTTGTGCTGTTAAGCCAGCCATTGCTGTTGCAACATCTGTGTCGAATGATGCTGATACTGCTGCACCAAGTTGACGACCAAGATCATTTGCATCTGCGCCACCAAGATCACGTAACACTGTGCGTGCTGCGTGTAGGTCAACGTTGATGTTTACTTTTGTGTCACTTGGAAGAACTGAATCAAGGTCTGCACCAGGTGTTGCTTCTGAACCGATTTTTGTTGCACTTACTGAACCTAATACTGGAACTTGTGCAACCATTGATCCTGCAGGAACTGTTACTGAAGGAATAATCCCACCACTTAGGAAAAGTGATGCTTCGTGTGCTGCAAATACTGTTGCTGCTTTTGTGTTTACCATTAATGCGTCAAGGTTAATACCTGAACCATATGCTGAGTTTGCCATGTTGTGGCTCCTTTACTATGTGTTATATTTTACCTTCTGCCTTAAGTTTCTTATAAACTTCTCTATCGGCAGGGTTTGTTAAGTCTAATGATGCAACGTCTACACCGCCAGTTACGACTGGACCAGTGCTTCCTTTGCTACTGACACCGCCAGGACCACTACGCAAGAAATGAGGATTGTTATCCAACCATTCATTTACGTAACTTTCTATTGATCTTGGTTCGGCAGTTTCAGGATCGTATTGGATGTTTTGTGAATCATCAAATACAACTGGACGACCTGTCTCGTCAAGTCCAACTCGACCTTTTAATAGTTGCGCTACTTGCTCAGGATTTACGGCATTGCGTGAACCTGCTGTGGCAAGTAGAGTACCATCTACTTTAAGGTTTGTTAGTTCTTGTCTCAACTGCGTGATTTCGCCTGAATACTTGTCTTTTTGTGAAGCAAGTACCTTATCAAACTCTTCACGCTTTTTCATTGCGTCCAACTCACGTTCTTCCTCTGCTGATTTTAGTGATTTGTACTCATTGAGATCCACTTCTTGGTATCTCTTTTTATACTTGTCCAATCTTGCTTGAACAATCTTATCTACATCTTGCTGAGTGAAGTTACGCTCTACCTGGTCATTATTATCCATAGTTGTGGATG